TAGCACCGAATTTTGTTGGCATTGAATATGTTCTAACAACATAATCCTCACGGGTAACTGCTCGGTTCTGTGCAGAAAAATAAGAAAGTGCGTTTTTTCTAATTTCATCGGTTGTCTCCGGGCCTCTGCCACCCAACGCTGGTTTGGGGTTATTAACACGAATACTTGATTTTAATTGATTTAATATATTTCTATCGGACTCATCTAAATATTCGACCGAATCACCGTATTCAATTCTTGTTATAGTGTTAAGTGTATTCGATGCTATGTTTGATTGAGTACCACCACCCACGTAGTATTCAATTGTAAGTTTTGTGTTGGCAGGAGCCTCTCCGTAACTCTTTGTCTTAAGAAAGTTCGATGGATCGTATGCAACCTCAAATACACGATCAGTTTCAATGACCCGACCCACATTATTTAAATTTGGAATTATTATTTCATCATCGAGTTTATCTCGTCCCTGACCGAATTCAATAGTAGTCGTATTATCAGAATTTACTCTGGTTATAAATCTGCGGGAGGTTCTTAGTAGTTTTAACACATATGGTACAGATTCTGCATACTCTGAATAAAATGGGTTTCTTTTTTGGGTATTTTCATCTTGTAAGAAAATTGTGTCATTGGCTAATGTTGGTACTTGATAGTACTTGTTTTTTCGGTCATCTTCAACATTGACTATTTCAAGTACATCGGGTTCTATTAACTCGATTTCATAATATTCCTCGGCAGGGCCAACCATAACCTCACGAACTTTTCTAGTTCCAGCGGACGCCATAGTTTTCTTTTTTAACAAATAAAAAGTTGGTTCACTGGTATCTGGATCTCGTTGAAAAACAGAAACTTCACGTGGACTCTCTTTTGTATCCTCCATAAAACTTACGGCCTGCAGTGTTCTGAATGTAGTTGGTGTGGCCTCCGACGATTGGACTTCCATGCCAGCTAGTATGTTCATTGAGAATCTAAAATCAGGAACCACCCTACTTGTTTCTTGATCTAATACAGAAGGAACAAGTTGAAAAACTTCAAGTTCTACAAACGCAGCTGATGCTGGTTTTGGTTGATACCCAAGGTAGTTTGCAAGAGTAACTACGTTTTTACGCTCTTCTGCGTGTTGAATAAACCCCTCCTTAAACTGATAATCTATATAATATGATAAAACATCACCCACATAACTTGCCATTTCAATGAACATCATTCCTGTTGAATTTTCACTAAAGTCTTTATATGTCTTTGGGAAATATGATTTTGTGTACTCGATTAAGTTGGCTCTAAATGAATTAAAATCCTTTCCTAAGTAATCTATATCTCGGGAGGTTGTCTTTATTTTTTCAATGTTTCCTACGTCTGTCATATCTAAATTGAAATGGTTAATTCTTGGTCGGAATCCGGAATATTAGCTATAAAAAACTTTATTTTTAAAACTACACTCTCTGGTTGGTTTCTTAAGTCACGTTCAGTTATAACTGATTTTATATAAACCTCTGGCATCCACGTTGCCGCGGCAGATTTTACCGCATCTTCTAGTAAATCATCAGCAAGACCTTCTGTGTTATTTTCAAATATTATTTCTCGTAAATCACTTCCGTATGTTGGCATCATGGGCCGTTCTCCTTTTGCCGTCATCAGTAACATTTTTAAATTGTTGATAGCACGTTCCATGTCAGAATATGTCTGTTTAAAAAAACCAGAAACCCCTCTGCGATAAGGCATAACAATCCCAACTGGAATTTTATCCTCCATCAAGAATCCCCACCCCTTTTTGAACTGACCAACTTCATTACATCTGAGTAATTTCGTGTTAACGCATTTGAAACATGGTCAGGTAGTTTGTTGATGTCAATATTATTACCTGTATGATCAGTAAATTCATTAATTTGCTGAGGACCCCCTCCCACCACACTACCCTCTTGTGGAACACCTCCGACAGTTTCGTTTAAAATTTTATTTATAGCGAGGTTGTTCGTATAGTGTTTTTGTGGTTTTGTTGGTTGTTTTTTTCTAGATACACTTATTTTGTTTCTAGCAACCTCAACAATATCTTCGGTTGGATTTGAAACATCGGCAGAACCAATATATTCTTTTAACATAACCGGTATAGTACTCTTCAGTTCCTTGCGAACTGCGACTCTTATTATTTCAACTAATTCTGATTTTTTCATAACTTTAATAAATATAAATATATAACTTATCCAGATATAAATATCCGTTCACTTAATAATGTAGGTAATCTTGCACGTAAACTTGCAAGTTGACCCTGTTGGGCTGGTCTTGATGTTGTTATATAGGGGTCATGGTGAACGTGAGAAGATAACCAACCACACAAGTCATTTAACCAAGCAGTTGTACAATCACCCTTTAAAGTCGGATGGCACTCTGATGTATAGCTCCCAAGGTGAATACTTGGAGTAGCCAATGATATGTGAGAGTCACTGCGTAATACGATACGACTTTTTGCGTCCATTGTTATTTCGTCATCCGTTGTCACAAAGAACTTTTTTTTAGAAAAAATTCCAGTTTCCTGTGTTTTTGATGAAATTAGCACGCGTTCTGAGTTTAACAATATCTGGTTCCCCTTTAACTCAGGTAGTTGTTTTCCGAAAATTGATCCAGAATCACTTTTTTTTAAGATACGTTTTTCCGTTTTTTCAAGTTCTTTGTCAAACTCTTCTTTATATAAACTGGCTGCTTTTGCTATAGCTGCATCAACTTCATCTGTATTTTTTAAAGTATCTAAGTCTTCTTTATCAAGCAATGATACTGCGTTTAGGTCTGCGGTTTCTAGCACAGTTCCACGTAACGAATCCCGTGTTATTTTCTCACCAGATAGAAAGGAAGTTGTCTCGGTAGCCTGATCAGAAACAGGAGTTACTTCACGACTCAATAATTTAGTTAAATTATTTTTTTCAGTTGGGGTTGTGAATAAGTGCTGGGGTATGTTCTGCGTGGGCGGTGGGGTTGGTGAACCCGGTGTTGATGTGGCTTTTTGGTCTATGCTGAATGATCCCGTTGTTGAGTTTTTAATGTCATCAATAGACATACTAGGACCCCCCATAGACAAATTGGCAAGTGTTCCACCCACAGGAGCGGGTTGTGGGTTACCTGTTTTTTGTTTCTCACGGAACAATCCAGTTAGTGGGTCAAATTTAACCTGAGCTATGCTCTTATCATCTTTGGTCAACCCTATATTAGTTTGCCCGAATGATTTTGAAGAGTCCTGTATCTCACTCAAATCCCCAACCAATGATTTATAGTTCATGTCAAAGTCTGTGTTGTTTCTTGCAAATGAATTATATGTTCCATCTTGCATGAAAGTATCACCTAGTTGTTTTGTTAATTCGGCATCAGTAAGAAGTTTATTACCCTCGTTTCTGAAAGTATCTACCAACGTGTTTTTGTATTCAAGTTTGTTTACCCAGTCACATAGGTCAAACAGTAGGTTATCTAGGTTAAATCCACCAAATCCACCAAAATTAAATTTTAAATTTCTTAGTTTATCAAACAAACCCATTAACAAAGCAAGCAATGTCAGATCAATTCCAATTGAAAGCAACCAACCGAGTTTATTTTCTGTTTTGGATGCACCACTCGTTTCGTCAACACTTGCACAAATGGATTTTAGACCAAATGAAGCTAATTTAAATATTGCAAACATAGGACTATCATCAGATGAAATACCAAGATCGTTGACTGACGGGATTGAGATTCCTAATGAATTTGCGGCCGAAATTGCATTTCCGGCTGGTGAACCAAGCAAACTATTTTTAGCAACGGATTTAGCCTTGGTTCCTGCACCTATAATTCCTCGTTCATATACAGGGTTTAATGAAAAGTTTCCACTTACTATACTTTTTGAAAACTTTTTTCGTTGTATTCTGGAATTTGATGTTGGAGAGCCGGGTGCATTTACAAACCTTTTAAGGGAAGATTCTCCGATCTTACCAAGTCGGTCACCAACCATCCCACCAATTGGACCAGCAACCGCCATTCCTATACCAGTTCCAACGGCAGCTCCTAGGCCTCCGGTTTTCAACGACATGGCCATACTTGTATATGGGTTCGTACTAGACACCTGCCCCAACACATCGGATGTAGGTGTTTTTAATTGATCACTGGTTGTAGATTCTATGTTTTTTATTGCAGATATGTTGGGTGTTGCAACTCCATTCAGTGAACCAACCGGATTTGGTTGCTCTATACTGGAAATCTTCTTTGCACCGATGGCAGATTTGGAAAGTCTGTACAACCCCACAAAACCACCCGAACGACATCCTATGCAGCCATAACCTATATTGTCATATGAATGTGAGATTGTAGAAATAAATTGAGAGACGGTGTTTCCAGAAGTTATTTGAATTGAACTACCGTCTCTATTTACATCTTCTAGTATATTGTATTGGTACTTTATTTCTTCGTCTACTGTAGGTCTCTGACGATTCCGTATTAGTATCATGGGGTTTCCTAAATTTGAATCATATGATTCTCCGTCTCCGTATGATGTACCCCTATCAATTTCAGGATTGTCTTCATATCCACCGAACCGTATACTACTTCCAAACCTACTTTCAATTATTGTATCACCCTCATAGTGTTTAAGTGGTCTTATTTTATGGTTTGCCTTAAAATACTTACCCAGATACTGACCATACTTATTTGATTGTTTGCTTATATCAGACGGATTTCTAGCCCCAACTAAATTAGCACTAGTAGTTGATGTTATTCCTTTTGTTTTTCCGTATCTATGTTCATACCTATAATCAGCGGAAGTATTTATAAAGTTTCTAGTATTAAGTCTCCGTGTATAATAACGAGAATTCATATATGTAGATACGATGACCAACTCGTTTACAAGTGGATATTCTCGTATAGTATTTTCCTGAGGTATTATCCACCCAAGTTCCTCAACCGGGGTGGTTTCTTGTTCAACAACCAACCTGGCACGAATCCTACCTATCCACGAGTAATCAGGTGTATCAGGATCGTTGTAGTTTGTTGGCCACTCTTCCGTGCTTACCTTTGGGTAATTTTTTTTATCCTTAAAAACTGGATGGGTTTCATCTCGTATAACATCTATAACAACCGCTGGTTCTAATTCATAAAACAATATTCCTTCTGGTGTTTTGTTGTATATTTGACGCTGAGTCATCAGTGTCGATACCTCTATTTCACGTTTATTAGATTGTTTATAGTATTTACTGTGAGCCATCTGATGTAAACTTATCTTTTATTTTAGTTAAATTTAAATTAATCTCTCCTTCTTCACCCTTTATTGTTTTAATTTCTTTTTTAACATTAGATAACAATTGTTTTTTCTCATCTTCACTTAAAATACCCCCCACACCGGAGTCAGTTTCGGCCGAAGACCCACCTGAAATAAATCGTTGTAAAACCGCAGACAACTTTACTAGTTGATCATCGTTTTTTATACCCACATCAAGATAGTCTTTTATCATAGGTGCTATTATTGTTGCACTACCCGAATCCTTGACCATTTTATGTAGGTCCTTTATTAGCTGATTTATCTGATCTTTTTTATGGGAAGAGTTGAAGTATATATCCTTTATCAATGAAGAAAATGTCTTTCCGTCAAATATTTCTGTGTCATTTTCCATAAATTATAAATATACATATACATAGTTTTTATTCTGTTGCTATTGCACCTGTTTCTTTATACTCTTCGTGGATCTCAGTTTGGGTTTTTTTCATTTTGCCAATGACTTTAGTAATTGCTTGAGTTTTACAGTTGGTCATTTCACGTATATACAAATATAAGGCTTTTTTATTAAAATTTTCAATGTTATCTGATCGTCTGAACACTTCTATAACTGCGGACGCAATATCTCTTTCTGGTTTTCTTTTAAACAGTGTATCTACTCGACCGTCCCAGTATTCAACCATCAATTTCATAAATTCACGTAGTTCATTTTTTCTTGCAGCTTCTGCTGGAAAATATGTAAGTTCTTTATGTTCAAATACGACTTCTTCATCATTGATACTGGTATGTCGTTTAAACTTTTTATAATTTCCATTATTATAAAGAATCAAAAAGTTTTTAGCAATTATGCTAAAGTATGAAAATGCCTTACCTTTGCCTTCTTTAAATTTGTGCATATTAGAAACCAAATTACTAACCACTTCCATTTGAACTTCTTCGTGACTACACTCAAAATAAGAAAACTTAAATGTGTTTAAAATGTTCTCTGCGAGTTTTTCAAATGCATACCTAATTCTATCTTCATAAATCCTATTTCGGATAATCATGTTTTCTGCTTCTTTATTATACTCAATTATTGCATCTTCTGTTTCTTGAGTAAAATACATATTTTTTTTCTTTTTTGCTCTTCTTTTTTTCACTAATTTTGTACCTTTTTGTTAAACGAACCAACCAGTTCTTTTATTTGTTCAAACACCACACCAACTTCATCATCACGTTCAAACATATCCTTTGAATCAACTTCTGTTATGCTCTCTTGAAGTTTATCTGTATCCTTTTTTATTTCAAGTATCCAACCTTCATATACTTTAATTTTTCTATACAAATTTAAAATTGCGTACACCAATATCAGAAAGATTGGTGCAGATATTATTGTCCAATATATAAAATACATACTTATAGTAAAACAGAATAACTAAATAAGTCAATTATTTTTTTCGTTATTTAGACCTACATTACCAAGTGTACTGCCACTTAGATATCCACTGTTTACTTGTGTGTTTTTAATTTTGTTATAGTAATCCATTGTGCTCTTTTTCCACGGAACATAATATGGGCCCATATTTTCGGGTGGGGTTGTGTCGTCAGTTACATCATACATCGGAGTTGACATCACATTATCATCTTCTTTTTTGATAATTGCATCTGAATGTGTGGTGGGGGTTTCCTCGGGAGTTGGAGTCGGAGTAGGAGTTTCCTCGGGAGTTGGAGTGGGAGTAGGAGTTTCCTCGGGAGTAGGAGTGGGAGTAGGAGTTTCCTCGGGAGTTGGAGTGGGAGTAGGAGTTTCCTCGGGAGTTGGAGTGGGAGTAGGAGTTTCCTCGGGAGTTGGAGTGGGAGTAGGAGTTTCCTCGGGAGTAGGAGTCGGAGTAGGAGTTTCCTCGGGAGTAGGAGTCGGAGTAGGAGTTTCCTCGGGAGTTGGAGTGGGAGTAGGAGTTTCCTCGGGAGTAGGAGTTGGTGTAGGTGTTTCCTCGGGAGTAGGAGTTGGTGTAGGTGTTTCTAATAAAACAACAACTTCGTTTTCTTCAAAGTCACTCTCGTTTTGCAGCTTGTCGGCAAATGGTAAATTATCTATCCAATTTTTTTTTTCGGTAACTCTTCTCCAAGAGTCATTCTTCCACCCACCATAATATTGTAAGCAAGCACAAGTGCGACTGCAACAGGATCAAAAACTAAAACAATAACGATAATAAACCACTTGACAACTTGATCAACTGGCATATTAAATGATTCTGCAATAAAACGAAAACTTCCTATGTCAGTTGCACGAATTCCCTCTTTTTCTTTTAATATCTCTGCTTGGTTAGACTTGATCTTGGTATATTTGTCTTCAATAACAGATACACTATCTAAATCATTTGTTGTATCACGAAGACCATTTACCTTTTCCACAAATTTATCGTATTCTGTTGTAATCTCTTCATCTATTTTTGCAAGTGAATCGTTATATCGTTTCGTTGCGGAACTTTCTTCTTCTGAAATGTTTGATAGTGAAGATGCAATAGAATCTCGTTCGGGTTGTTGAGCAACTCTTAACTCTTCAAGTTTCTTTTTGTTGCTTGAAAATAGTCCACTACCTTTTGCTTCTATTGCAGTTTTTGCGGAATCTAATACAGATAAACGATCAAGTAATTGTTGTCTGCGTGTGGTTCTTGCTTCTGTGTCTGTTTTGTTGCGTGAAGATAATGCATCTTGTCTTGCTCTTCTATCTTCTACATAATCATCGTATATTTTTTGAAATCCTGCTATTGTTTCTGTTTTCTTTCCTTCAACAGTAACATCTGTGTTTTGTAATGTTGCTATCTCTGTTTCAATGACAACTATTTCTTTGTTTAGTGTTTCAATGTTACTTTCGTGCATTTCCACCCGAGAACGAGTGTCATCATAAGCATCACTTAAAAATCCATAAATACCAAGAGAAGTTATTCCTATCAAAACAACAACTGCGATTGTGCAATACCACTTCAACATTCTTGGAATTCTCTCCCAATAACGATATAAAAAAGAAGTCATAGCAAGTTTACCTGCTTCTAAAACTCCAGCCATTACCATAGCTGCGATGGCTGCTCCTGCGAATAAAAGACCGATACCTCTAACAGAAAAGAAAGCAGCCGTTCCGGCTACTGCGAGTGCCAATCCCCCAATGATAGCAGTGAAAATCTTCATACTAATACATATCCCCTTGTTCTATTTTCTCAATCACAACTTTATACATATAAATATAATATAGTTATAAAAAAAGAGGGTAAATTTTTTACCCTCTTAAAATATTAAAGTATTTTGGTTAAATGTTAAAGAATTTTTACCTTCTTTGCTTTTGTTTCAATTACTTCTTTTTTTGGAATAGTTACATTAAGAATTCCATTGTCAAACTTTGCGGAAATCTTGTTTACTTGTAAACTTGTTTCGTCAACCTTAAATGATCTCTTGAACGAAGACCTCTTGAGTTCCTTATACACATATCGTACATCTGGATCTTCAATTTCAGTTTTTTTATCTCCAGCGATTGTAAGAAGGCCTTCTTCGTATTCAACCGAAACATCGTCTCTGTCAAGTCCTGCGATTTCTGCTTCAATTCTTATTTCATTTTTGTGGTCAGCCACATTTACACGTGGGTACGAACTATTTCCGAAGAAGTTTACTCCAAATTCTTGTCCGAAGTTCGGGAATGCTTGATTGACCATTTTGTCAAATATTGAATCAAATGGAGTTAAAAACTCATCTCGCATTGTTGGAACGTGTTTATTAAGTCCTGTTCCGTTGGACTTATTTAATCCGTAGTTTTTCATTGTATTATTTCTTTTTAGTTACAAATCCCGTTTTGGGCATTTGCCGAACAACCTCAGTTGAGCATTGCTCTATAATGTAAATATACTACAATAGTATAAAAATGTCAAGTATTACGGTTCAAACTTCATAATATCATCCATATTTGACTTTTCTGCCAAACAAGTCATATGATCTGCCCAGTGAATAACTCTTGGTAGTTCTGTCATGAGACCTACCTCTTTTGAAAATGCTTTTAGGTATTGTTCGTTTGCTTCATCGTACATACCATCTGATAACTTAATTCCAAGTTGTTCTTTTTCGGTTGTTTTAATTTCAAAGTGTTGCAATAACCATATGGTTCTATCGGTTACAGTCATCCAGTGGATGTCGGGATTAATGTTGTACAACTTTCCTTGGTTTTTCCGATGCCACTCACTTTCATTATAAATGTATTGTTCACCGTCAATCGATCCAAGTTTACCGAGGTCGTGATTAAGTGCAGCGAACATCATTTCGTCATCGGTGAAGTCAATATTAGCACCGATACTTTGTAGTAGCACCTTTACGCCACGAACCGTTTTACAAACACCAAGTACGTGATCAATGTAACCACCGTCATACGCATTGTGAAATCTGTCAATACTACTTGCAGGTGATGTTAATGCACGAAGACCGAGGCATCCATCATCTGTTCCGTACATATACAATAGTTTTTTTTGCCTCTCACCTTCAAATGTGTCTTCTATGAATTTTAAAAATGATGTGTAGTTTTCTTCTAATTGAGCTTCTGTATATTTATTCATACATATATATTATATTTTTACTTGATGTTTGTCAAGAATATTTTCTGTAAGTTGATTAAGAACCACTCGTATTCTCTGGATGACCACAACTCTGTGTTATCAAGTATCTTTTTGTAATACGATATGGGATTCTTTTTTATTAAATCAGAATTTATTTTAAAAATCCCAAGTTTTGAATATACACCCAACCCCTCACCCGATATTGATTTTGAAATAAATTCAATCTTGTGTGTGGGTTTGGCCGATTTTGAGTTTTCTCTGGTAGTTTTGGTCACCCACTCAAAGTTCTGTGTTATCTTATTGTCAGATTTGAACGAGTTGTCTATCAACAACTGATTATTTAGGTTAAATATAGTTTCATTGTTACAAAAATAATCGTTAGAGAAACATATAGTTCCAGTTAACTTTTGATAGTTGTCTACTATGAACTTCAGATAGTAATATATAAAGTTTTTCTTGAGTCTTTTGACGTCTAGTGTTCCTGTGAGTGTTCTTGTCTGCTTTTTCGTTACATGTGCCTTTATAATAGTACTAAGGTGTGGTTTGTGTTTATCAAAAAAAGTAGAATTTTCATATGTAACATGAATGTGATTTATATGTTCATGTTTATGTGTATCTTGTTTAATGTTTGTTATATTCCGAACTGCGTTGGTATCGTCCACAGAACAGGATTGCTGAATAACTGGTTTTTTTATCGGAACTGGATCCGTGGTGATGTGTTTAGGTTCTATGAAATTTCCATATATAAGTTTATTTTCATTTACATACTTCCGTGAGGCGGGAGTATGCCACAAATGAAATGCAGGTGTATCTATGTTAGATATTTTACAACTTACCAACCTATTTTCAACAAAGTCTAGATCCTGAAACCCCCATCCCTTAAAGTTTTCATTCATCATACCAGACTCAATAAAAACCGATGTTCTAATTATAAATGAGTATTTTCCGTTGGCCAACGAACTTTCATATTCATCTCTATTAATTTGTACGTAATCTGAATCAATTAGTTGAGAAGACTCGGTTTCGTTTAATAATATAACTTCACCGAAAGGTCGTGTAAAATCAGAAAAATTATTAATTTCCGATACCACCAGTTCAAAATTTGTATAAAAATCCGCATCAATTATCCAAATAAATTCTGACTTTATGTCTGTGCAAACTCTGTTAATCAATATTGACTTATTGAATACACCATCCGATATTGACACGGGTATATAAGTTATATCTGGATACATCCGTACTATTGTTTGAATATAAGTTTTTTCCGAAACTTGGTCAACAACCTTTACATCACATACACTAACCACCGATTGTATTTTTTTTAATAAAAATAAAAAATTAGCCAATCGGTTCGATGATAATCTAAATATTGGAATTACTATCGTAATTCTTTTCATTAGTCTGTACAACAATCCTTGGGTTCTATTGTTCTGACTTGTACCAATTTATGGTATGTTAGTCCAGGCCGTTCATCGGTGAAGTCTTCATCTTGGTACATACACTCACAACTCGAACCATATGCCGTACATAGTGTTATTGAACCATCACCATCAGTTCCCATGTCAAGGCATCCGGTTTCCTGTGGACAATAGCAATCGTCTACCGGAGTTGGAGTCGGTGTTAAGGTTGGAGTTGGTGTTTCGGTTGCAGTTGAAGTTGGAGTTGCAGTTGGGGTTGCAGTTGGGGTTTCGGTTACAGTTGAAGTTGCAGTTGCAGATTGAGTTTCAGTTGCAGTTGTTGATTCAGTTGCAGATTGAGTTTCAGTTGCAGTTGTTGATTCAGTTGGTGTATTGCTGGATGACGAAGTTGGGGTTGATGATTCTGTTGTAGATGAGCTCGGAGTTTCAGTTGCAGATGTGGTCGGGTCTAAAGTCGGAGTTGATGTTAAAGTT